GAGACCAAGCCTCCTGGCAAGCGCCCACGTATAATAATACGGGGACAGCTTCCAGAAGAAATTTGGTATCCTTTTAGTTGGTCTAGAGGGGTCTCCGCCAAATGATTGCACTTGTGTGAACCATGTGACGTGACCCTTAGACCCTCCCGGTGGTGCGACGAGTACTGACAAGGGCCAAAATTCCATCGGATACCCATGAATCATGGGTGTTTCCGCTAAAAGTCCAAAGGACTTATGGAAGAAGCTCTTGGGGACCGAAACGATAGCACCTAACTCCCGTATATTACGGAAGTAGGATTGCTCCCTATGTTTCGGCCACCTAGGGAAGAGGGCGTCATCGCCCACTCCCTTTAGTACTACGTCGGTTTTACGTAGACCCCGGTGTCGCCTCTTACTCTCCTTTGGAGAATAAGGGTGTTCGACCAATGTACGCTCCCCCGCACAAAGGGAGACGAGCATCAGAGGGGGGAAAGATGTGGGATCACCCATCATCTGCCCCACCGTGGTCAACGTAAAATCGCGCTTATGGAGGTAACCAAGCCAATCATTAAATATATTAATGATATTTGGCGCATGGCCATACTCCATATCCAAATCTTGGCGACGCACAAAGAGGTCGTCCAAGAGAGGAGCTCGAGGGTACTGATGGAACAGTCTCTCCGGAGCGTAGTGTGAGTTTGGCATAAGCCCCCCTCCTGGGGACTGCTCACTCATAATACGCTTGGGACCAAATAGGAGGTGATAGTACTTCCTATAGGGCTCAAGTTGGGGATATACATCCGCCAACTCCTCATAGACTGTCCTAGTGAGCCACTCGGGATGTAGATCGGTGGCAGCTGTGCAATCCTGGGAAGACCAGGACCCCAGCTCGCCCCGCAAATCTATCCCTGGTGGCCCACCCAGGGCCTCAGAGAAGCGCGGGTCATTAATCATAACATGATCAATGACCCTTCGAAGGACCTGTTGCACGAGATTAACTGCAGTAAGACTGCAAGTTGGAAATCGTGTCTTCAGGCCCCTCTCTTCTGCAGAGATAGGAAGAATGGGTACATGTTCAAGATTGTCTAGAACATAAAATACCCCTTTCCTCAAATATCTCTGCAGATAGTGCCCGGTACCGGGGAGGCTCTTATCGAGCTCATCCCACGACTGCCTAAAGAGTAGAGAGAAGTCTCCCCCTGGCCGCAATTGCGACGAGGGATGGAGAGAATCACTCAACAACTCTAGGTAACCCCCTGTGGAGTC